AGTAGGAAGTCTTATCCTTGTGGGTATGGTAGAAAATAATGAAAGTCAGCCCTTTTTGCTCAATGCTCAAGAGATAGAAGCATACGAATTGAAAGCAGATAATTTTACCATACACAACGAAAAAGTAGATTTTAAATCCCTTTTAAACGACCTTTTAAACGACCTTAAAAGTGCAATTATACAGACACCCGCAGGCCCTGGCAACTTTGCCCCGCAGAATGTAGCAAAGTTTGAGGAAATTAACAATAAAATAAACCAGTTATGGCACTAAACAAACAAGCCCTAAAACAAGGCATTATCACCCTGCAGCAGGATATGCTTACTAAGACAGAGGCAAGCCCAGAAGAGTACGCCGAACGTTTAGCCTCTCTTATTTACGACTTTGTTCGTAGTGGCAAGGTAACAGTAGCCGCAGGTATATCCGTAAGCACGGTAGGTACAGCCACCGCCCAAACTGGTGCTACTAACAGTACTGGAACGGGTACAATAAGTTAAAAACAAAATAATATATGATAACACTCAATTACATTTTACAAGGATTTGGCTTTAGGGACTCTCACGACTTCCTACGCTCATCCTTTGGTCACACTTTTTCAATGCTATTTATCAAAATGGACGTTATACTATCAGTACTATTTGCCACCGTGCACTTCTTATTTGGTTTTAACCATTTATTCCTAACTGCTTATGTAGTGCTACTTATCTTTGAGTGGATCACGGGGGTACAAGCCTCCCGCAAGCGAGGTGAAAAGCACGAGAGTCGTAAGTTTGGGCGTATGCTCCTGAAAATAGCCACCTACCTTGTGCCTATCTATATACTGCATACTTTCTCCGCCAATGTAGAGTTTCCAAGTCTTGGAGGTTTTGAGTTCGACCCCTTTCACTGGCTCTATTGGGTAATGCTCATCGCCATTATATGGCAATTAGTAGTGAGCCTCTTAGAGAACTTAGACAGCTTAGGCTTTCGATTTGCAAAGGTGCTACTCAAGATTATTAATAAGAAATTCTATAAGACTTTTGAATTAGATGACAATAACAGCCCTACATAATCAAAGCCTTCTCGACCTTGCCCTACAACATACGGGTACGATAGAAAGTGTCTTTGAGTTTGCTGAAGCGAACAGCCTTAACATCACCGATGATGTACAGGCGGGCGGCGGGGGGGGGGGGGGGGGTGGGGGGGGGGGGGGAGGAACGAAATACTCGGCTACTACACCGCAAAGAACTTGCAGCCCGCAAACGCCTTTTCTAAAGAAGATGAGCAAGTTTTTGAACGCCTCGAAGGCATCAGCATTTGGGCAATAAACCTTGATTTTGTAGTAACACAACAATAACTATGGCACGAAGCATTCAAGAAATACAAACCCTTATCTACCAAGCTAAAGCACAAGAGCCTGCACTAAACGAGCTTAATAGCACCTCCAAAGTAGCTATATGGCGATTGTGGGTGTACATCATAGCCGTAGCAATATGGAGCTTAGAGAAACTATTCGACCAGCACAGGGCGGATATAGACAAACGCCTTGCCGAACTCAAACCCCACACAGCCCGTTGGTACAGAAGCAAAGCCCTTGCCTTTCAATATGGCTTCGACTTGTTGCCAGACAGCGACAAGTTTAACAATGTGGGACACACAGAGGAAGCCATAGAAGCAAGTAAGATAGTCAAATATTCTGCCGTAATAGAAAGCAAAAACGAAGGTAGGCTTATAGTAAAAATAGCGGGTGAACAAGGCGAGCAATTGCAACCTATCACCGAACCCCAAAAGCAAGCCTTTGAAGCCTATTTGCAAAAAATCAAAGACGCGGGGGTGCGCCTCTCGGTAGTAAATTATCAGCCCGATATTCTGCACCTGCAAATGAAAATCGTCTATGACCCTTTGGTATTAGATAGCAACGGACAGAGTATCATTCACGCCACTAAACCAGTAGAAGAGGCTATAAAAAGCTACTTAAAACGCCTGCCCTTTAACGGCGAACTTGTATTAGCACACCTCATTGACGTGCTGCAACAAGCCGAAGGGGTGAAGATACCGCACTTAGTTCTCGCCCAAAGTAAGAACATCACCAGCGGTGGAGGCTATGGAGCGTTTGAGACCATAGAGATAAGCAAGATACCTACCGCGGGCTACTTCACCATTGATAACTTTAACGATATAATCTATACCAGTAATGTATAACCTTAATATCGACAAACTGCTCGTGCTGCTAACCCCTACCTTCCTGCGCAAGCCGAAGCTTATAGCGTGGTTGCGTATGTTGGCAACCCCCTTACACAAACTGCTGTACGATTTTCAGCGAGCCCGCCAAGCTGACTTGTACAACCTCGCTCATAACAGCCAAGTATGCTACCTGCGCAAAGCCCTTAATGATGAGTTTGACGACGAACAACGGCGCATACGTATAGAAGATGGCAAGCAGAAACAAAGGTTGTATATCTATCCCCGCAGTGCCAATAAGCCTTTGTACTTAGGCAAAGTATCTATCTACCAACGAGGCGATTATATAGACGGGGGTGTAGACTTTATAGTGGTATTGCCACAAGGTTTAGAATACGACAAATACAAGTTAGAAGCCTTAGTGAACTTTTACAAGTTAGCAGGCAAAAGATGGACAATAGAAACTAAATAATATGAATAAGTTACATACAGAACACAACGCAGGCTACCCTTTTGATGTTGGGTTTCTCGCCTTTATGCAGAACGCCTACAACCTATTTAACCATTTTGGACACCTTGCAGGCAATAAGGCAATTATCTCAGGTTGCGAGGAGGTAGGCAACACCATCACCCCTGGCACTGTCTTTATCAATGGAGAACTTTTTCCCTTTGAAGGAGGTGCTAAAAGTGATACCGTCATCATCAAAGAGGAAACCAACGAGGTAACCTTTGAGGATGGTTTTTTGCGCCCCTTAGAAACCATTCGCACAGCTGCTTTTGGTCGATCTACTCCTGAGAAGACTTTCAATTGGGAAGACTTTCAACGCATTACTAACCTCCAAGATTTAGGCAAAAATAAAGCTGAAAACAAAGCCCTTAAAGAGTTAAAAGACGAAGTAGAAAAACTCAAAAAACAAAAGCAAGCCGTACCTATTGGACTCATCGCCTTATGGGGCAAACCCGCTAACGAGATACCCGCAGGCTGGCGTGAGTACGTGAACCTACGAGGTAGAATGCCGATAGGTCTTGACCCCGATTACGTAAAGAAACCCGAAGACTCACAAGACTATGCTCTTAACCAGCTGTTAAAGCAAGGAGGAGAACGCTCGCACAAACTCACCATAGCCGAAATACCCGCTCACAAACATAGCTATGAAGATACTATAGCCGTAGCCGATATAGGTTGGCAAGATGCCGAGTTTTTTAAAAGTGCCGGTGACTTTGACTCTTATATATCTACAGGAAAAGCACTCCCTGGCGCAGCAGATAATAATAATACCTTACGAATGTTTAAGAACCGTGAAGCCTCCCAGGTAGGTGGCGACCAGCCCCACAACAATATGCCCCCATACCGTGTGGTACAGTTTATTGAATATGTAGGCTTCTAACCCCTTTAATGACTAATAACTAATGACTAAAATATGACAGCACTTACAACATTGTACAAGTGGTTTTCTGACCTAAAGAAACCAAATGGGGCGCAATTCAAAGCCCTTATTGATAGCTTTTGGCATAAGAGCGAGAAAATTCCAATGGATACAATTGAAGGCTTGGACAGAATAATAGAGGGTACCGCTTCTGCTCAACAGCTTCAGAATCACCTCACCGACACCCACGCTCATAAAGAGTTATTAGATAAGAAAGTAGACAAAGTAGAAGGTAAAATATTATCTTCCAATGACTTTACCAATGAATTACGTCAGAAGTTGGAAGGCTTGCAGCAGGTCGATACATCGAGCTTGTTACCCAAAGGCGATTTTATGGGTACGGCGCAAGATTTAAAAAAGATGATAGATGATCTCAATGCTATTTTGCAAAGTGACGACACCGAACTCGATCAACTGCAAGAAATTGTTACCTACATCAAGCAAAACAAGCATATTCTTAGCACTCTCGGTATTACCAATATTGCAGGCTTAGAAGATGCTTTAGCCGACAAAGCCAACAAAAATCACAATCACGACGAGCGTTATGCCCCCTTACATCACACTCACAACGAGTACGCTCTACATACGCATAGACACAACTGGGATGATATTGATGGGAAGCCTACAAACATTGTTACTACTGAGAAGATTAAAGAAATTACCGGAAGAGTAGGAATACCTATAGGTGATCATCAGATATACACAGTATCTAAAGAGCAACTTAATAACATCATTTTTGCAAAATCTGATGCAACTATAGATTGCAGCCAAATACCACACTTAGGTTCGGTTTCCGCTATAAAAGTGTACGACGGGGGGCAAGTAAATTTTACTTGTAATGGAAAGAATATCATCTATAAAGGAGATACTGCTTTTAATGGACAAGGAGGCTCTACCGCTGTAGTGAGTGTGTATGATAACAATTGTTTTGTAAGAATTAGCAATGTTTAATCTATGAACGCAATACTATATTTTGACTGGGGAAATAATAGTAATAAAAACAATAGTCCGACAGATAATTTATTTTGTGTAGATTTGATAAGGTAATGGTGTAACACAAGTTGATATAACGTTTACTGGTTTCATAAAATCTATCGAAGTCTCTAAAAAATGTATAATATATTTAGAAATTAATTAAAATAATACACTTGTCTAAACACAATAATCTATTATAGAAAATAACATTTATTTAGCTTACCTAATACAATAACCAAATGAAAAAAAGCACACGAAACATCCGTTACTTAGTGGTTCACTGTTCGGCAACCCCCGAAGGGCGCGACCACACCGCTAAAGACATCGACTTATGGCACAAGCAACGTGGTTTTAATGAGATAGGTTATAACTACATCATACGCCTCGACGGCACCATAGAAGAGGGTAGAGATGTCAATAAGATACCTGCCCACGTTACTAACCACAACAAGGACAGCATAGGCATTTGTTACATTGGAGGCATCGACAAAAACACCCTCCAACCCAAAGACACCCGTACGCCAGCCCAAAAAGAAGCCTTAAAAAAGCTCCTAAAAGAGTTAAAGGCTTTGTACCCACAAGCTGAAATCTTAGGTCATAGAGACTTCCCTGGTGTCGCTAAAGCCTGTCCTTGTTTTAACGCTAAAGACGAATATAAATCAATTAGCAAATGAGAAAATTAACCCTATTATTATTAGCGTTCCTCGCCTTAGTAGGTTGTCGTACCCGCAAGATTACCACTACCGAGCAACGCCACGCCCAGAAAGAGCACTTTATCCATTACAAGGATAGTTCACAGCTCTTTGCCTATCAAGCACATAAAACGGACTTGTCCGACCAGTTCGACACGTCCTTTGAGCTCGAATTAGAAAGCCTAACCGACAGCGTAGGCAACCCCCGTGAACTCATCTACACCCGCATTCGTGACGGTGATAATGAGACTATAAGAGTACTTAACGGAAAGGTAAAAATAAAAGCTACAAACACCCGTTCTAAGAGCCTACAGCAGGCTGACAGTACCCTTTATAATAATTCATACACACACGCAAAAACCGAAGCACAAAAGCACAAATATACCCAACAGAAGCAAGTAAGCAAACAAGTCAAAAGCAGCCCCGTAAGGCATACCCTTTGGCTCTTGCTACTCGCCTTGTTAGTCTATATATGTTGGAAATACAAGCCGTTTCGGTGGAAGATTTAATAAGAATTTAAACAGCTTTTAAAACGCTTTTAAAGCACTGCTAAAATAGGAGGACAAGCAGTATAAAAAAATGTCCTCCGCTTTAAAATAACTCTCACATCATTTTAAACATAAGCCCGAAAGCCCTACGGAGGACAATATGTCTTCTGTGGGTTTTCGGGTTTTCTTATGTTTGATGTGAGAGTTGCAAAAGTACAACAATTTTTCAAACTACCAAAAAAACATCGCCTGTGCGGATCGTACCGAACACGTACCGAACACGAGGCGAAGACGTACCGAACACAAAAAACCAAAAAACAATTCATAAATGACAAAATTCAAGTACAAAGAACAGCACGCTATCATCATCAAAGTAAGTAGCGAACAAGAACAAAAAGAACTATTCGAGAAACTCCAAAAAATGGGGTTCACTAACCTTAAAGTAGTAAGCGTATAATGGAAATCAAAGTAAAACACACCAGCGAAAACTTCAAAACCTTTCGCGCCGAAAAAGTAAAGTCCCTTTTCAATGCCGAAAATGGGCACACGTGGGAACACACCGCCAACCTACCCATAGAGGACGAAGGTTGGCAAATAGGGCTTATCGTAGGCCCCTCAGGAAGCGGTAAAACCTCCATAGGCAAACAAATATGGGATAGCGGTATAACCAATCTCACCGAAGGGTGGAACCCGAACCTACCCATTATTGAGGATATTGCCCCTGACAAGTCAATGAACGAAGTAACCTCCGCCCTTTCAGCTGTAGGGCTCGGCGATGTGCCCGCTTGGTTGCGTCCATTCAAAGTCCTTAGTAATGGCGAGCAGTTTCGTGCAGGCTTAGCACGCCTTATCTGTGATGCCCCCGACAAGGTAATAGTAGACGAATTTACCTCTGTAATCGACCGCCAAATCGCCAAAATAGGGGCTTCGGCATTCGCTAAAGCGTGGAGACGCGTGTCTAATCGACAAATCATTCTGTTATCCTGTCATTATGATATAATCGAATGGCTGCAACCCGATTGGGTATATGATACGAGAGTATCAGAAGTAAAAAAAAAGTCCAAAAACGACCTCCTATTGAACTCCAAGTTTGGAAGGCAAACGGTAGTTACTGGCAATTTTTTAAAGAACATTACTATTTAGATTTGCCACATCCTCCTTGTGCTGAATACTTTGTTGGTACAGTCAATGGTGAACTTGTTTGCCACGTTGCTGTCACTCCACTATTTACAGCCAATGCCTACCGTGCTACCCGATTAGTAGTAATGCCCGAATGGCAAGGAGCGGGCGTAGGTACCCAATTTCTCAACTTTGTAATGCAGTACCATTTGGAGGGCAATGGGCGTTGTAATCGCAAACTACACACTTTTTTTCATACCTCACACCCCCAACTGTGCAACTACCTTCGCCATTCTAATAAATGGGAACAAACCTCTGCTAAATTGCACGGAGATAACAAAGCCCGAAGCCAAGCCTCAATGATAAAAACCTGCAAACCTATTCAAGGTGAAAAGGTAATGGTAGCAGGCTATGGAGGGCATTTTAGAGCAGTGCAGGGCTTTAAATACTTAGGGCAAATCACAGAAACAACAACAGAAGATAATAAAAATGAAGCAAAAGTTTAAAGTATTTATTAGTGGACAAAAGTATTTCGGACAGGAAATACTATCCCTATGCCTTACCAGAGGCTATGAAGTAGTAGGCGTATGTTGCCCCTTAGACGATAAGTATATCGGGCGTTTGGCAAAGCTACACAACATACCCATATTACCTGCAGGAATGCTCACCTACGATACTATGCCCTCTGGGGTAGATTTAGGTATAACCGTTCACTCCTTTGACTACATAGGCAAGCGAACCCGCTACAAAACCTGCTTAGGGTGGATAGGCTATCACCCCAGCCTTTTACCCCGACATCGAGGGCGTTCAGCTATCGAGTGGGCTATCCGTATGCGCGACATCGTAACGGGAGGAACTGTCTACTGGCTCAACGCGGGCATTGACAGAGGTGATATACTATGCCAAGACTGGTGTTGGATACCACCCAAGCTATACGCCAAATCACCCAAAGAAGCCACAAAGGAACTATGGCAGAAAGAACTACTACCAATGGGCATACGCTTAATGGACAAAGCCCTCACCGAAGTAGCCAACGGCATATACACCAAAATACCCCAACGCCAAGATGTAGACACCTTTGAACCCAGCACCGAAGTAAAAGACATCTACAAACCCGATTTACTAATGTTACCACAGAAGCAATGAAACCAGTATCCACCACTTGGCAACGCACGCCCATAAGCTATTACGGAGGCAAACAAACAATGTTACCCCACATACTGCCCCTTATCCCCGAACATACCGTCTACACTGAAGCCTTTTTCGGAGGCGGGGCAGTCTTTTGGGCTAAACCAAAGGTAAAAACCGAAATCATCAACGACTTCAACGCCAATGTCTACACCTTCTACAAAGTGCTGCAAACCCGCTTTGACGAGCTCAAAACACTTATAGAACGTTCAATAATTAGCCGAGAAGCCTATAAAGCCGCCCTTGTAATCTATCACGCCCCTTTTGCCTTTACCGAAGTACAACAAGCGTGGGCATTTTGGTATGCTACTAATTTTGGCTTTTCACACGCCATAAGCAATTGCCGTATAACCACGAATGCCAAAAGTGCGACAGCCCTCACCAACCGCATTGCCACCTTCACCGACACCTACAGCGCACGCTTGCAAAGTGTACAAATTGATAACAACGATGCCACCGAAGTAATCGCTCGCCACGACACCCCCTCCACTTTCCACTATGTAGATCCACCTTACGTAGGTGCAAAGCAAGGGCATTACGGAGGCTACGAACAAGAACATTTTAACGAGCTATTAGCTACCCTTACCAACGTCAAAGGCAAGTTCCTACTAAGCTCCTACCCAAATGATGAGCTAATAAAATACACCAAGCAATACGGCTGGCATCAAAAAGAGCTACCCCTTCATTTAGGTAGTAGCAGTACCAAAGGCAGAAAGCGAATAGAAGTCCTCACCGCCAACTATTCTATATAAATATATAGCTGTAGACACAAAAAAAAACACGGATAGCCATACCGCATATCCGTGCTTTTTATTACCTTTGCCCCGTTCAACCCTCGCTCAAAAAATGTACATTTCGTTTTAATTTTTTGTACATTTCGTTTTGCGGATTATACTAAGCCTAATATACGTTTCATTCTTTTTATATTTTGGTGAGGCAAAGATAATAAAAAAAGAAATAAAAATAAAAAATATTAAGAAAAATTTGCTTATAAAAAATATTACACTTACCTTTGTCGCAGAATTTGAAAGCAATTCACAATAAGGATTATTCCGTTGTGAAAACATTTAAAGGAGCCCTATTCTAGTGATAGGGTTCTTTTTATTTTTAAAATGTAGGAGGAAATCGGACTAGGCAGACGAGTCAAGTCAAACAAGGCTGATTGGGAAGAAAGAGGTGATGGGAGTTGATGGAATGGATAGAATTGATAGGGAGAATGAAATCTAGTTTGTTGGGAAGGAGTAATGGTGAGGAGCTGTGATGAGATTTGATGAAATGATGATATAATAAAAAAAGAGCAACTCATTATCAGAATTGCTCTTTATA